CAGTTGCGTTGTGAGGAATGCGAATCTTTAGCCCTCTAATACGGAATGTTCGCTTTGGAATGCTTGGAAACTGCTGCGCGTCAAACTTAAAACCAAAAACTACGCTGTTTGGATAGCGCGTTTTGTCAGTAATAATTTGAACGTAGTTGTACCAAATAAACGTATCTTGAATTGTGTCGTCGTTGCCTCTGACTTCTTGCGTGGTTCTAATAACACGAATCTCTACTGGATATTTTGCTGTGTTATTTACAATGTTTCCCTCAGCGTTAGTTGTCTTGGTATCAAGAGGAAGAACGTGTGTACGCTGGTACAGGTCTGGCGTATAGCCCTCAAGCTGAAAATTTCCATCGCCTAAATATCCTTCGTTGTCAATAGTGTCCGTGCTGCCCTCAAGAGGCACATCAGCAAAACTAGACTCACCGTTGTATTTAATCTGAATCTTGTAGCGAAACTCAGTTCCCTTGACCGTTCCGTTGTCTTTGACACGTGTAAGTGCTGGAACGCCTACGGTGATGTTTACTTGGTCAACATCAGCATCAGTAATTGATCTTGTTACTGGCGCTCCATCGCTCTTAAAAAACGTTTGATTATCGGTGCCTGCGGGCACACTTGCCTTAGTAACTTCAGTATTAACCTGAACAGTGTTTCTGTTTGTTGAATTGCTAAACGCAGAGAGAGGTGGTTGGTCCTGAGTGCCTAGCTCAACTTGAAACACCCCTTTGTCAACATCAAAATTTAGATTCTCTTTGATGTTTGCGTCAGAAAGCTTACTTGAATTGCTTACCTCAGCGGCAGAATTTAGAACAGGTGTATTGTTGAAAAATACGTCCTTAAGCGCCCCGATTGCGTACTGCTCTGGAACAAGATTATGGCTAATTTTTACGCCATCAGGGTGTATAGCACTCGGAAACCCTTCAATCTCGCCTTCGCACAAAAGGTCAACGATTTGAGCCCTTTGCCTAGAGTTCAGATTATCTAGTGGCATCGTTAAAACTCCAGGTCTGCAATCAAGCCAGTGCTTAGAACCACGCTACCAACGATCATCTCGCCGTAAACAACAGGCACAGGGATGCCCTCCTGGCTGACGTTTTGCAGGCCAGAAAAAGCAAAACCGCCACTAGGGTCTGCTTCGCCAAAGTCAGGTTGCTTTGGCACGGGCGTAATCATCTGCGCGATACCGCCAAGCGTCAAAGCAAGACCCAGGTTGCCTGCGACTGCTGCAGCGGCAGCAAAACCTCCTGAGGCCCCAGTTACAACGCCAAATCCACCAGCCCCACCGCCAAAAAGACCAACACCTGGCGCAGCAATCGCAACACCAATCAACGCAGCACCCAGCAAAATTTGACCAATGCCCCGGCCACCCGCACCAAAAACAACGGGAATAACCTTCACCACGTCATCCTCAGCCATCGGATAGTGCAACTGCTCAGGATGATCCGCAAGCTGCAAATCGTATTTACCCACAGCCACCTTGTAGTAACCGTCTCGCATCAAGCCCCGAAGTTCGGGAAAATTGCACAGCAAAAACTTGATCGCATCGGCTGGCACACGCACCAATGCTTCAAACACGCTCTGACCGCAGTGCTCAGCCAGGTGCCCGTAAACCTTGACCGTGCGGAGCATCTCCCGTCAGCCGCTATACCTCACAATTCTACCTGTGACTTTCTGCCAGTACCCGTCCCAATAATCCCTAGATGACAGCCTGCCTTGCAGCTGGTGCAGCATTTTGCCTTCCCCGATATAGACCGCAACGTGGTTCAAACCACGACAACCATCGAGTCGCATAAACAACAGATCACCTTTTTTCGGCTCCATGCCGTCTGTTTCGACAAAACCCGTGTCTGCAAAACACTCCTCAAACATCGGAGATTGACGAAACAGCTCTGAACTGGCAGGCCGTTGCCAGTCTCGCAGCTTGATTCCAAGCGTCTGCCGATACCAGTCACGAACAAGCGTCCAGCAGTCGGATACGCCCCACACCCACTCACGGCCAACTAACGGAGCCTCGTAGCCGGATGGCTTGATCCGGCACCAACGCTCGTCAAGCAAACTGACGATATGCCAAGGCAGGCCAAACTGTTCGCACGCCATCTTGTCCGCTTCACTTGCGACTGCAGGCGTTTGCGGGTGACTGTGAACGATGGCAAGAATCGTTCCAGCATCCTCAGCCGCTGCATAGTCAAACGGGTTGAGGATAAAAAAGTCATCCTCTGTTGAGACGTTTTTGCAAGGCCAGTACCGCTGACGACCTTTCACGACCACCAGCAGGCCGCAAGCCTCACGCGGTGCATCCTCTTTTGCGTGCTGGAGCGCAGCTTCCTGCCAGTCCTGCATCAATTGTTCTGACCGACGCTAGGAAACGACCCAAACGGCAACGCGCCAGAACCAAACCGCGCTTTGCAGGCATCTAGCGTCTTTTCGCACTCGCCTACGATTTCAGGCGGCACTACTTGGCCTGGAATAACAGTTGTCGTGACCTGTGGTTCTGAAGTGACAGGCGGGTTGTCGGATGACCAAGTGACATCACTGCCGTCTGCATCCTCAACAACAAGAACGCCATCGTCTTTCAAACGCAACTGTTTAGCGTCGAAACCAGTTGTCGCAAGTTGATAAAGCGGACCCACCTGCGTTCCTTCAAGGGTTCCGGCAGGGTTTGATGAACTGCCGAACGGGTTGTTGTTTGCGCCAACAATTTCACCAATAGTGACAAGCGGGACAAAATCTTCTTCGTCACGCCAAAAACCACTTTGAGCGTCAACTGAGACGCTTTTAATTCTGTTGAAACCTCTAGTCAAACCCGTGAAATGCCCAGGGTCAAAGTTAAATGCCTCAAACGTAAACGTCAGCGTGATGGTTCGAGTCCCCAGCTCGTCGTCTACATCAGTGAACTGTCGTTGCACAGTGACTGTGGCGTTTGAGTTTGCTTCTGACTCCGTAGGCGACCGGCCCACAAGCTCATACGAAAACGCACCAGAGCGCCCTAACCCCACATCTGCTGGATACCAGATGGCTGCGGTTCCATCGTTTTGCCGCGTCAACGACGTTACCGTTCCAACCTTGTGAACATTTGGCGACCACAGGACAGAACCACCGTTGTAATCGTCACGGCTGACGCTGTTGTCATAAATAACTAAGTTGCCATCACCCTGCATGACGAGCTTGTAATCACCTAAGCCGCGAACGCTATTGCTTGCCCAGTTGTTGTAAAAGTCGTAGGTCGGCTCTGGCTTTGTGTAGATAACAAAGTTTCCATCAGCCTGCATAACAGCCGTAAACCAGCCATTAGATGAAACCAAAGACTGCCCACCTGATAGCTCATTGCCTGCAGTCAGCTTGTCTGCTCCACTGTTGTAGGTATAGCTGGTTGCTGCTGTCTTAACGACCTGATCTCCGGTAGAGGTGTAGTCAGCAGTGCCCCCATAACCGCATTCTTTGCCGCGATACTTCCACTGGCACAGGTTTTGCATCACCAACCGTCGCGGCGCTCTTGCATTCGCAAGATCCAGCGAAGACACCATCTCAAACTCAACGAAGTCGCGAGTCTCAGCGACCTTGCGGTCGATGTAATAGACCTCCTTTGGCATCTGGCCTGTGTCGCTGTAGTTAGGCGTGCCGTAGGGGTTTTGATTGTTCTCCCAGTTACTGCTATCCAAAAAACGGCTCAGAGTTCTGATGCGCGTAACCTGCGCTCCATTAAGATCATTTCCTGGCGTAATCAAATTGACGCCAAGCAGTATCTGAGTGATGTTGCCGTTGAGGTTGGCAATTCGGATTGTGGGGCGTGGCAAGCCGCCATCGCCTTTGTACTCAAACCCAGAAGCTTCAATAGGCAGCGGAATGTAAACCTCTCCGCCGTACTTAATTGAATAAGCGTTCAGAATATCGTCGCTGCTGGTGGGCTCTGTAGTGTTGCGATTACGTCCAGCATGAAAACGATAGACGTTAGGTGCTCCGTGTAGCACTTCAAACGTCTCAAGCTCAAACAGCTCAATAACCGCAAACGGGCCAGAGTTAAGTAGCTCTTCGTAAACGCGATCTTCGCTCATGGCTCAATGACTTCCTGGAACGTTGCAGTGATCGTTGCTCTGTTCAAATACGGTATGGACTTCGACCAGTCTTGGCAAATCCACTTGTAAGTCGTGCTGTCGTCGGGCGGTGACCAGTCAAAGTGTTCCGCTCCACCACGCGCTTCAAGGAACGTTTCGATGGTGTCGGCATCAGTCTCTGACACCTCAAACTTCAGGCTCCACACCTTGAGATCGGTATTCAACCCGAAACGCAGGCGTTGGCTATAGCCGTCCCCGAACTGGACGTTTCGCACAGTCGGCTGGCTGCGCTTGCTTGCCCCGTAAGTCGGGGTGATCG